CAGGCCGCGCAACTCATTATGACCTGCCTACTGCCAACGTAGACGGTGCAGACATGGTTGCTCTTGCTGCCAAGATTCGTGGTTTCGTGTTCACCCCAGACGCAGTGGCTACTGTTAAGCTACTCGATTTGGGCATGGAGTCTGAATACCAGATTAACCGCCAAGGCACTTTGATGGTTGCTAAGTACGCAATGGGACACAACGTCCTGCGTCCTGCTTCTGCAATCGCTCTCTTAGAAGCCTAAGTTTAACGGAGGGGGAGCTTCACGGCTCCTCCTTTTTTAAGGATTTAACATGAGCATACAACGTGGTGGACACAATTTCTCAGCATTACGAGTTCCTATAAGAACCCCAAATCACAAAACTAAATCACATGCTGTGCTTATTGGTACTAAGAAAGACCCCAAGTTAATAAGGTTTGGGGAGCAAGGTGCTAAGACAAACCAATCAGCCGAACAACGTGCCGCTTTCAAAAACAGACACAGAAAGAACATAGGCAGAGGCGAACAGAGCGCAGCTTATTGGGCAAACAAAACTAAATGGAAAGCATAGGAGGCTAACATGGCGCAGACAACCAAGTTAGAAGCAGTTAACACCATGCTGTCTGCCATAGGTGAAGCTCCTGTAACTGCATTAAATTTAGGTTTAGTTGAAGCTGATATAGCGGAAACTATTCTTCAATCCGTTAGTAAAGAAGTACAGTCACAAGGTTATTCATTCAATAGACAGTTATCTGTAGCTTACAACCCCGACACAAATAACAATATTGTTCTTCCAGCAGACATTCTTCGCGCCGACAGTACACAAAAGACAGGCAATCTAGACCTTGTACAACGTGGCTTGCGTATGTTTGACAGGGTAAACAATACCTACACCATCACATCTACTGTATTTCTTGATACAGTTACAGAATTAGATTTTTTAGACCTTCCCGAAGTAGTCAAGCGTTACATCACCATTAGAGCAGGGCGTATATTTCTTGACCGTGTTGTCGGTTCGGCAACCCTACATGGTTTCTCAGAAAAAGACGAAGCTCGTGCCTTATCTGAAATAAGGGATATGGAAGGTGAAGGACAAGATTTTAATATCTTCAACAGCTTTGACACTTTCAGCATCGTTAACAGGGTAGCCCAGAGGACTGTCACATGACACTAATTAGCACGTCCATTCCCAACCTTATTAACGGTGTCTCTCAGCAACCACCTTCAATAAGATTGGTGACACAGGCAGAGAAACAAGAGAATGGATTGTCTAGTGTCGTAGATGGTTTAGTTAAACGACCCCCAACAGAACACAGAAACTTTTTTATTACTGGGCTGACCGCCCAACAGCAAACTGACTTTGACAAAGCTTTCATCCACCCAATTAGAAATTCTGATAATTCGTTGCATTTTCTTGCAATTCAGAAGGATGGAACAATTACTATTACAGATAGTACTGGCACAGTTAAGTCGCTAACAAACAATGGGTCTGCATATTTGTCAGGACTCACTGACCCTTCTACAGAGCTTACAGCTACAACCGTGGCTGATTTTACTTTTCTTGTTAATAAAACGAGGACAGTAGCAAAAACAAGTGCAACGTCACCTGTCAGAAATCCAGAAGCTCTTGTGTATGTTGCCAAAGCTGATTACAGCGTAACCTACACTCTTACAATTGTAAAAGGAGGGGTCACTTATACTCGCTCTATTAGTACTATGGCCTCCGTACAAAGCAGTACTGCAAATTCAGTCAATGCTGAGAAGTCAATTCAAACAGACAGAATAGCATCTAACCTTAGATACGATACAAACACTGAGAGTACTTATTACGGAAGCACATCAGGAGCATCAATTCCTGGCTTGAATTTTACCATGTACGGTAACGTAATTCATATTCACGGTAGTTCTGCATCAGACACATTTACCGTGTCAGTGACTGATAGTAGAGGTGGTGAACACCTTAGAGCGTTTAAGGGTGAGACTCCTGACTTTAAAAAATTACCAACGTCTGCACCAAACGATTTTGTTATCTTAGTTTCTGGTGACAACCAAAAAGGTCAGGATGATTTCTATGTTAAGTTCACAACAAACTTAGCAAACGGTCAATCGGTATGGAAAGAAACGATTGCTCCAGGTATGGAAACAACTATCGACCCTGCAACCATGCCTCATACACTTACATACAACGGCACAGCTTACACCTTTGGAACGCAAACATATGCTGATAGAAAAGTTGGAGATGATAATACAAACTCATTCCCATCTTTTATTGGTGAAAAAATTAATGATGTGTTTTTCCACAGAAACAGGCTTGGTTTACTAGCGGATGAAAATGTTATCTTTAGTGAAGCTGGAGAGTACTTCAACTTTTTCAACAAAACCGTACTAACTCTGGTAGATAGTGCGCCTATTGATGTTGCAGTATCAAACAATCAAGTATCTATCCTTAGACATGCAGTCCCTTTCAATGAGAGCTTAATACTGTATTCAGATTTCTCTCAATTCAAATTGTCGGCTGAGCAACTGCTTACCCCTGAGACAGTCACCATTGATGTGACAACTCGCTTTGAAGCAAGTCTAGATGCAAAGCCCAAAGGTGCAGGTAGATATGTATACTTTCCCACCAAGACAGGCTCATTCTCAGGACTGCGTGAGTACTATGTAGACGTAAACACAGAGACGAATGACGCAGCAGAGGTAACAGCCCACATCCCAAGTTATATTGCTGGAACAGTCAAGTCTATTGCTGCATCAACCAATGAAGACATGGTGATGTTAATTACTGATGATGACCCAACGGTAGTTTATCCTTACAAGTTTTATTACCAAGGTAATGAAAAACTGCAGTCCGCATGGTCTAAATGGAGGTTCTCTGGCAAAGTTAGATTTATAGAATTTGACCAAGCAGATGTATTCTTTGTTACACAGTATGATGACAAGGTTGCTCTAGAGCGTATGAATCTGTCCACAGATGACGCTTTGACCGATACCTCATTTCCTGTCTTGTTAGATAGACGTGTGAAACTTACAGGCAATGACACATTACCTTATACAGATGCCACGGCTATTTACGTTACATCTGCAGGTGCAATCGTAACAGCAGCACAAGCACTGGCACATCAAGCTACTGGCGGTAAGGTATATGCTGGCGTTCCCTACCAATTTATCTATCGTTTTTCACAGCAAGTTTTTCGTAACCAAAATAAGCCAATTACTACTGGCAGGTTGCAATTGAAAAACATGGCGGTTGTTTATGCAAATACAGGCTTCTTCAATGTCGAAGTTGTTCCACATAAAACACTGCCTGTTGCTTCAAGAAAAACTTACCTACGAAGTTTCACAGGTAGAGTTGTTGGCAGTGGCACTAACATAATTGGTACTGTGCCTCTTGATACTGGCACATATCGTTTTGGCTTAGTTGCTAACGCGCAGAACGCTCAAATCGAACTACAAAGTAATAGCCATCTCCCCTGCTCGTTTCAAAGTGCAGAGGTTGAGGCTGAGTTCGTATTGAGGTCACAGAGGATGTAAATGCAACCACACTTTAGACCCTACAAAGACTCTGACTTTGCGGAGATAGCTAACAATATGTGTGAGGCAGATAAACTAGAGATTAGTTTGTCTAATGGATACACAGCACATGAAGCGTTACTGAGTGCCACTAGTAAGTCTGTTGAGACAAACACAATGGTTGGCTCTCACGGCGAACTGCTGGGCATGTTTGGGCTTTGTTATGTTGATGACCTAGTGGGTAGTCCTTGGATGTTATCAACTGGCAAGCTTGGTGATTATTACATCAAGTTCTTACGCCAAAGTAGGCAGTGGGTTATTGAGGCAAATAACCAGCGAGGTGTTTTGTTCAATTACGTCCATACAGAAAATACAAACGCTATTAAATGGCTAGGTTTCTTAGGCTTTAGTTTTATTAGGAAACTAAATTATGGAGTGGGTAATGCCCCCTTCTATGAATTTGTGAGGATTAAATAATGTGTGACCCAGCAACCGCAATGGCAATCGCCACAGCAGGCGCAAAGTATATGGAATATACGAACGATGTCGCTGACTATGAAGCCACTGTAGCTAACAATGCTAACAACAGAAGCAGTGCTATTCGTGCTAGGGACATACAAATCAGCCAACGACAGCAACAGAGTGAGCAACAAGCAGGTGCTATCGCTGACAAGAAGTTCGACAACGCAATAGCTGCCTT